AAATAGTCAGTGTCCATGTAACATTACCGTCAAATGTAAGAAGAGCGTTACTTGCACCCACCCAATTGCATGTGTTGTTGTCTATGTCGAGTAATGAAGTCTTGGAATTATTAAAAGAACTGCTCGGTGACAAAGGGGTATAGCTAGCAATGTAAGTCGTTAGATTCGCAGAGCCGTTCCGTTCTTCGCAAGAAAGCTCACAACCGCAAGGTACGCTAAAAGTTTTTTCTATCGGAGTTACACCGGCGGATGTTGGATCAACCGTATCAACAAGAAGACCGCATTTAAAAATAAGTTGCCCTACGCTTGGGGTTACCGAAATTGTTATGGATTTACAGCCGTCATCAGAACTTCCGCAATCACTAGTATCTTCCGAAATATTAATACTTAGACTACCGGTATAGCTTAAAGTTTCAGTTTTAGGGCAGTCCACACCGTCTAGTAATGGTAAAAAAGCTTTTTTATTATCAATATCAGATAAATTAAGAGCCCCCTGAGTAAAATCTGTTGGTAGTGTTAAGTTACCTACAGAAACGGGAGTGATATCAGCTGGATCCACATCCTGAACATCTAATAAATCAGCATCTTCTATTACCGGTGTGCCTGTTTGAGTAAGAGTAGCCAAACCAAACACCGTACTCGCACCACCACCAGCACATCCAGGCGAAGAAGAAAGATTACCACAACTGTCTGACGATATGGTAGCATCACCCACTGTGAGAGAAGCTGTCATTGATGTGTAATCTTTTGTCACCAATTCTTTCGGTGTTATAACAACCTTTTTCTGCTCAAGAGGTGTGGCATATATCTTATGTAGTTTTTTCTCAATTTCAGTTTTCTTGAGGTTTAGTTTTACACCACATCCATCCGGGCAGATATCATCGGCCGTAATATTATCCTCAAATGCTAAAAAGCTTTCACCACTTTCAGGAGTCGCATTGCTATCTTCGACAACTGTAAAATCAGAGAGTCCTGAATTAAAGGTAAAGTCAGTCGATAATGGATCTGGAGCTGGGACAGGAGTTCTTATCTCCGTCATTTTAATAGGTGGGCCAGCACTACTGCTTGTTGAAGCGGTTGCTGTAGAAATACAAACCGAACTTGGAGTGCCAACGCAGCCATCTCCGCCGCCATCTCCATCACCACTCCCACACCCACTCCAAACTACAAATTCTTTATACGGTTCGCCGTTTTCCAATTCGGTACCCGCAACATCCATTGGATCTTCTGCCTGAAATCCGACATCACCACCACCAACTCCACGATCCACTTTTGCACAAATAGCATACCATGGACAGTCACCACCAATGACTAAAACATCACCATGAGATACTTGATGCTCATTTGGATCTTCAGCCCGTTCTTCAGAAAATTTTACAAACTCTTCTTTTGCATTACCTATTGAAACAATGGTATCTCCATCGACATCCTCCAGCCAATGAACAATTACCTGTCGGGATTCTTCACTTCGGTCAAAAAGCTCAATAATTTCTAAACGATCAATATCACCCCGATTTTCAGCAACTTCAGAACCAAGTTCCTGAATCTGAGTTTCAATCTCACTTAACTTCTCAGCATTTAAATCGCTTGTAAAATCGCTCATGAGATAAACACCGTTTGGATTTTCCAAATTCTTTGATTTCCGTGGGAAAATATTGGTGCTATCGAAGAGCCGCCGGTCGAAGAGTAGTTACTTGAACGGTCGTAGTAGTGTGTCCAATCCATGCGGCCAGCGGTTCTCATAATTGGCTGACCTTGATATAGTGGGTACGGTTCATCCTTTTTATGGATATAATTAAATATGTAGGATTTCGCTGTTCCTTCGGCTACTTTTATATCTGCCCCATCAGCAATTTCATCAGCTTCCGTATAATTGCCATCACCATTCGGATTAGGATCACCCTCTTTCACGCCTGTACCTGTACCTGGAAAGAAAACACCGTCGGTGGTATCGATTGCTTTCCATGTATTTGGCATAGCCTCTCGAAAGCTAGCGGTTCTATTATTTCCATCAATACCAACAAAATGAAAATCCATAGACACAGCGGAACCAAGTGTAGACCCACCACCATTAAATAAAGATGATAGTTCTTCTCCAGGATCTTCACCAACGACAAAAGAAATATATGTTTTATACACAACCTGAGAAGTTCCACCACTGGCCTTTTTCCCGAGTCGTAAAATCTTAACACCATTATGATCAAAATCAAAATATGAAGGTGGTGCTGAAGAACCCCCGTTAGATTTCTTACCTTCTTTACTAGTCCAGTAATCAGTAACTGGCGCAGCCCATGACACGCTCCAAACATCAATCCCAGGATTTGATGAATCAACGGTAACGGTGGCACGGAGCCAACTTAAACTACCCAGGCCACTGGCGATATGGGACAATGCTGAACCTAAAGATACATGAGGTTCAGAATGTATGCTTACAACAGGGATGTTACCAAATGAAACTCCGTTAGTTTCAATCATAGGAGGTTTTAATCCAAGAGGAGTGCTTCCAGCCTTTGAAAATAGACCGTAGCCCGTAGAAGTTGGTTCTGTAGCCTTAACTACTTCAGGAAGATAATCCCACGGATCATTCGAAGGAGTAGATGTATTATGTGGGTGATTAGCCCATTCAGTAGATCCATACCCAAGAGCATGCTCTGCTCGAATAACGGCATACTTTCTCTGCATTCTTCTCAAATCACCGCTTTCAGTAACAGATTCAGAACTCCAAGTATTCCGTATTTCAGTAAATTCGCGTACAAGATAAGCTTTATCCATTGAACCCTGAGATGGTTCAATTTGCTGATTTGTTAAAAGATGATCGGTGAACTCTTCATCCGCAGTTCCGACAGGTAAAAATAAAGGATTATTTGTATCCACAATCCCCACTTTACTAGCCCTCGGACCTTGGACTACATACCTACGAGCTACACGCTGAAACCCAGCCTGGTTATCTTTCGATACCTTAGGACGACCTAATGGCCGAATTGTCAGATCCCGAGCCATTACCAACCGACTCGTTTACCCAATCTCAGCGAGCCTTTATGTTTTTGAGGAGTAACCATTTGACGAAGCCGTTTTCTTGCTTCATCAGCCATGCGAGCGATAAATTCTTTATTATCTCCATTATAGCGGGGATCAGAAAGTAATTTTCCCTGAGCCATTGGATACATAATATCCCAAACCAAATCGGATGGAATTCTTGGGGTGTCAGTATCAAGGCTTAATTCGGAGGGTACAATATTGGCAAAAAGCTCAACGGTGTACGCTTTTTCAGGAACAGGATATAGGTAGAACCTTGGAATTACTTCAGTATCCGTTCCATGATTACGGTTATCAATGTAGTACCAAATAGGTCTACCCTTTTCCGGTTCATTATCTTTGTAATGAGGAAAATTAAGACCGCGACCAGAAGGTGCTCTAAAATCCCAAGAGAAAAGCGATCGGGCTCTTATTTCAGCTTCTGGCCCAGTCATTGGAGAAAGTGGGCCCTCTCCTACCAGAACAGGAATCTTATTAACCGAAGTTACTTCCTTAGATAAATCAGCACCCGCCTGATCGGCAGTGTATGACAGAGTAAACTTTTTCTCTGCCCACATTGGACGTTTACCATCAATCGGAGTATAGCATTCACGATACGCCTGATTAATATAAATACCAATGCGATCTTGATCGACTTGTGGAAGATCGGCGGCTGAATCAGCGCCGAGCATAGAAGAAAGCTGATCCTTTAGGGACAGATATGTAATCGCGGCCATGAAGCCATTTTATTCGCTAGAAACCGCTTCTGCGACCGGTTGGCTTTTAGCCTTTGGCTTTGGCTTTGGGCGAGATTTCGCACCAGCAGATGTGGGTGCTGCTTCTTCAGCCTCAGCTTTAGGGGTGTCAAGCCAAACAGAAAAGTACATGGTTCGGTAAATTCGACCCTGTGTCCTGAAAATATCATCCGCTTCTTTTTGGTCTTTCGGTTCATAAGCAAAATGCCTAATTTCCGGATCCCATAAGAAATTATATCTCATTTGAGACATGCCTTTTAGTCTAATATTGGGTGTTGCACCCATTTGATTACTTTTTCCAATTATTATTATTTTCATGATATAAAAAAGCCTCTCCCCCGCATACGCAGGAGAGAGGCCGAGGGTTTAATGGGAGGGGAAATTCCGAACCATTAGGTTTAGGCTTACGCCTGGGTCAAAGAAAGACCAGGAACCTGACGAACAACTTCGATAAGTTGAACAGAAGGAATTCTACCACGAGTGTCCTTGCGTGCGCCCATTCCGTAAACGGATTGAACACCAACAGCTGACAAGTGTGCTTCGTTACCACTGTTCGCGAAATCGTCGTAATGGAAGATTTGCTCACCGTAGATTTTTCCTTTTGCGTAGTACATCGCGTCTTTACCCATGGCTAATGCATAACCGATTGGGGTTCCAACTTCATTCGCCTGAACGAATAACGCACCAGCATTGAAAGCGTCACCGGTTTTAACATTACCGCTTAACTTTCCGTTTTCGTCTTCACGGGTCAATACCAAGCTTTCGGAAGTTGATTGAGGAGAATAGCTGTACAATGCAACAGTTCCATCGGTATCTACACCAAGAATGTAGTGAGTTCCGGAATCGTTAACAAGGTCAACTCCTCCGCCACCAGGGATTCTGATAGACACACCACGGAAGTTAGCAACATAGTCACCGTCAGATCCACCGATAGTTACGGTAGAGTTACCCGCGTCAGCTATAGCTTCAAAAGCATAGAAGGTAGGAAGTAAAGGAGAACCTTGACGTCCACGAGCTGTGTCGATGAGAACATTGTGATTAGCGATGATGTTATTATCCCACTTAGCGTATGAACCGGAGAACAATTTGTTGTCTGCTCCACGCGCGTCAGCTTGGGTAATAGCTTCTAAGTAATCAGGATCTGAACGTAATGGGCGTAAGCAAGCGTCAGGAGCGAAGAATAAGTAACCAGGAATTTCTTGGTTCTCGTCTCCACCAGTGTTCATTGGCTCACCACCGTTAGCGATAAGAGCTTGTTTAGCTTCCTGAATGATGTCGGTACTTAATCCGTCAACATATTTAAGAGCTCCAGCAACGACTGTACTGGTTCCGTATCCGCTAAGCGTGTTAGATGCACCTTTAGAAGCACAAATTTGACGAAGAGCGTATTGGATTTGATCCTGCTCGGTACGGCTCATCCATTCGGACATGACTTCAGCTGAAAGCTGGTCAATTGTCTTACCGTCACGGGTTGGCCAGCTACGCCATTGGGCACCGTAAACAGGCCCAAGGTCACCTT